GATCAAGGCTCCGTCGTTGAAGCCGCGGAACAGGATGTGTGCGCGAGGGTTGCGCATTTCCACACCCCACTCGGCTACGATCATGCGCGTCTCGGCGTCACCGATTCGAGCGATGGGATACTGGCGGAAGTTTCGGAAGAAGCTCACCGCCAGGTACATCGGGTCGAGCAACAGACCGTTGCCCTGGATGTTCATGTTGCCGTCCTTCGGCATCCACCGCGAGGGCATCACCTTCACGGTACCGAAGTCGGTCACCAGCACGTCCACCGTCTGCACACTCTCCGTCTTCCCGACGCGCACTTGCGACTTGTCCCGACCATCGAAGGTCGAAATGGTCCGCTTCATGCGGGGCGGGACGACCAGCATGGACGGCTCGCCGCCCATTTCGTAGGCCTTCTCCATCGCCTCGCCGATGTGCGTTTCAGCGAAGACAGGACGGGCGTTACCGGTCGGTGGCGTGTAGGCCGTGTAGGCCGTCATGGCGGCTCCAGCGCCATCACCGGACGCCTTGCCGGCATCGGAGGTCGCACCCACCACGGAGTCGAAGGAGTTATTGTTGCCGCCTTCACGCACGAGCCAGTGCGAGATCCCTTCGGTGACGCGGGCGACACCTGCCGTCGGGCCGGTGCGCGAGCCGTCGTTGCGCGCCTGGTAGCCACACAGTGCCGTCTCGATGTCACGCTTGAGCGCCTTCGACTTGAGCGCCATCTGGTGCGCCATCGAGCTCGACTTGCCGGCCGCGTTGGACGCTTCCTGAGAGCCGGACACCGTGGCGTCGCGCTTCGAGATCTGGGTGACGTTGGTCAGTCGCTCGGTTTCCTGCGCAGCTTCACGCTCAAGCTGGAATCCTTCCTCCTGCGCATTCGTCTGAACGGCGGGGAGTTGTTCGGTCTGCCAGTCGAACTGTCGGTTGGACACCTTCCTTCGACGCGCCAGGCTCATCACCGGGCAGTCAAACGGATCGATGTTGTAGATCATGTCCGACAGATCTTCACGGTTGCCACGCGCGAGGTACGTTGTGGCGACATTACGGACGGTTGCCATGCTCGGCCTCCTGAATCAAGACGAATCGAGAATGCTCTGGAACGCTCGGCCGGCGTCATCCACCGTGCCAGTGCGTGCCAGTCGCTCCTTCGCCGCCTTCAATCCTTTCGGAGCCGTTGCGCGTGAGCGCCGTGCCGCCCCAGTCTGTCGGGCTTGCGGTTGTCCTGCCTGTCCTGCCTGTCCTGCTGCGCCCCCCCGCCTGCCTTTGGCGGGACGCCTTGCCATCATTTGGTCGTACAGAGCCGCCTTGTGCAGAATCGCCAGCTCTCGGGAATCCATAATGCTCGCAATTTCCTGCTCTGTAAAGCCTGCGCGCGCAGCTGTCTCGCGCATCGCGTTCATGCCGCTCTCCATGTCGGCCTCGGTGCGCCACCCCGTGGTGGACGCGAATTTGGGGAACTCGGTGCGGGCGAACTCTTGCGCGAAGACGGCTTGTTCCTGCGCAGCCTGTTGCTCGATGGCATGGCGTTCCTGGGCGATCTGGTGCCGCGTGCGCTGCATCTTCTCGTATTCGGTCTGGATGTGCCGCGCCTGCTGCGGATCTGTCTCGTAGAGCCGATCCCAGTCCGGTTCGGCCGGCATCACGGATGCCAGAAGCCGGTCGGCGTCCTCCAGTTTCCGCGAATACGCCACTCGATCTTGTTGGACGCGGCGGGCGTGCGCAGCCACGGTCTGCTTCGCCTGGTCCACCTGGTTCATGCGCTGGTGGAACGTCTTCTCGCGGATGTAGCCGTTCAGCGCTTCCCGCGTCGTCACCTTCGCGGGCGCCCCGTCGATCATGATGTCGTGCGTTTCGCCCTCGTCTTGCTCGCCCTCGTCGCCCTCGCCTTCGTCGTCCTCGTCGCCCTCGCTTTTGGCGTCGGCCTCCGGGCCTTCTGGCCCGTCCGGGAGCGCATCGTTCAGTCCAGCGCCATTCAGTGCCGGATCTGCGTCGGCGCCGTCCTGTGCGGCGTCAAGCGCATCGAGCTCGGCTTCTTCGGGAAGCGGTTCGTTGTCGTCTTCCCACTCGGGCATGTTCAGTGTTTCAACTGCCATGTCATTTCTCCTTCGCGTTTACCGGCCTTTCGGCCCGATCCGCTTCGTCCGGTCGTTGCCGGGAATACAGTGCTGGCTCGTTCAGGAAGCCCTTGCGGGCGACGTTGCGGACACGTTCCTCGATGATGCGCACGGCGCGGAGCTGCGCAATCGCGGCCTCACACGGCGTCATGGACGACTGGATTTCCGCCACCGCGGTCGCCTCTATATCAGCCAAGATGGCCCGGAAAAGTGAGCCCTCGGCCACCATGCGCTTAGCCTCCTTGCGCACGGCGTCCGCTTCCTCGCGGGTCAGGGTGCGGCGGTAGATCACATCGTTCCTCCGAATCCGCCAGGTGCTCCAGGGGCGGCGGGTGCCGGGCGGTTCATGGCTTGCACTCGGCTCGTTTCCGCTTTCACGTCGTCCCCGCGCTCCTTCGATAGGATTTCGAGCACCTTGAGCGCGGCGTCCACGTTGATCTTGTCACGGGCCATGTCGTCTTGCTCACGCCCTCGCATTTGCTCCAGGGTGAGCTTCGCTTGTTCCATTTCCTGCTTCGACATGGCGATCACCATGTCCTTCTTCACCTTCTCAAGCTCGGCCTGCGCCAGAAGCTGCTCCGGGCTCGGCTCGGACGGCTGACTGTTGATCTGGGCAAGCACTTCTTCGGACATAGGCTTGAAGTAGCGGCCGATGTTGCGAATGTTGGCAAGGCGCATCAAGTCTTCGATGGTGTTCAGGTACTCGACCGGGGAGACGACCGGATTGTTGATGCCGAACTGCGCGATGATTTCCTGCTGCGTCGCCTTGATGTCCATCAGCGCGTGCATTCGCGCAGTATCAGTGCCCTTGCCGAGATACGGGTTGACCTCCATCGCCAAGTTCGGGTCGAAGATCGAGGGGTCGATCTGCACGTAGCGCCCATGCACCCGAATCGTGCGCGCCGGATTCGGGTTGTTCACGACCTCACGCGCGAGCCCCACGAACATTTGCCGCATTCCGGTTTCCGCCAGGATGCGCGCCACCATTTCGATCCGCTCCTGGGCGCCCGATATGATCGCGTTCACGCCGCTCAAGGTCGTGGACTGCATGGCAGTCGGGTCGAGCCCTTTCGACGCCTCTGTAACGCCGGTACGGGACGCACGGACCTCGTCGAGGTAGTTCACGCTTTCCTGCACGTCTCGCCCGTAGTACGGGATCTTGAGAAAGCTCACGGCTGCGGCTGGATCGCCCGTGGTGCGGATGACGGCGCCCACCTCGTCGTTCAGCACGTCATCGGTATTCACGGTGAGACTGTTGATCACGGCCTTCGGCGTCACCGTCTCGGCCAAGTTATCGAGTTGGCACCGCGTCATGTAGGTTTTCAGGCGTTGCAGGTCGCGCACCAGATCGGCCATGCACTGACCAATCGCGGAATGCGGCGTCGGGTCGGTCGAGAAAAGCGCCAGGTTGACCTCATCCACGATATGGTCTTCCACGATCTTGAACGTGTCGCCCATCGTACAGATCTTGTGCAGTTCCTCGATGCCGTCTCCGTCAGCATCCACCCGGATAAACCACTCCCCATACCGCACACCCTTCCGCGTCCTCTGCTCGTCGGTGAGCGCCGGGTTGCGGATGAATCGGTCGTCACTGTGAACGATGTAGTCCGATACGTGCGCCTCCACGAGCTCCCTGTCGTAGCCCATGCGGATCAACTCACTCGCGCGCTCCAATCGGTCGTGACCGACAAGCTGCGCGTCATCCACGTTTTCGGCGCCTCTGTTGATTCGGAACTCGTCAGGCGGAACCGCGATCACCTTCGTCAGCGCGGCGGTCGTGGTGTATCGGAGCGTGACATCCAGCATTCTCGGCGGAGGCGGAACACCAGGCGGGAGTTCTTCCGGTGCCGGCATTCCCTCCATCGGCACTTCTTCCATTTCCAACACTTCGACTTCGGCGCCGTCTTGCTCGGCTTCCTGGAGCAAGGCACGGAGTTGCAGTTCATCGATGCCGGTGAACGATTCCTCTCGATACTTCTCGTCGGTGTCCGTCCACCACTTCGCCACGCCGTACCGGACAGTGAGCGCGTCCTTGAACAGGGTGTACAGAAGCAGAAGCCCGTTATTGTCCCGGAAGAAAACGTGATTGACGTAATCGCGCTGCTGGTCGGCCGCGGCTTGTCCGCCCTCGTGGTTCGGGACGAACTCGATCACGTGCTCGTCACTGGTGAAGATGCGCACCAGGCTCGGGAGCATGGCTAGAATCGTGTCGCGGACATCAGTCGAGACGTAGGTAGAGCGGTTCGATTCGTCTCGGTCCTCATCCACTTCATCGTAGGAATCGTAGAGCACCTTCTGATCCAGGGTATCGTTTCCTCGATCTGGATCGAGCCCGTGGTAGTAGCGCAGATTCTCCTCACGAGCGAGCGACAGGTAGCTTTCCTCGTAGTCCACCGCGTCTTCGATGAGCTCCTTCACGGTCGTTTCGAACGAGTCATCGTTCGGCATCCCGCCCTCGTCGTCACCATCCACGATGACGCCAGGCTTGTAGCCCTCCGCCGCCAGGGTGTCGCTCGTCCGCTCGATGCGCATTCAGAACACCCTCCGCGAGTTTCGCCTGATGCGCGTGCGCTTGCGCAAGCCCTCTGGCGCTGCTGTGCCCCACCCGTCCATGATTTTCAGGTTCTGTGCTCCGGTCCTGAATGCGTCGGCGCCATGACTCGCCCAGTCGTGTTCGGGCTTGCCCGTCTCGCGGCGCCGGTAGTTTCGCAAGCATAGCACTCCGTGGCCGGTGCGCTGCTTGTCGAACCAGCACACGGGCAGCACGCTTCGCACCGCCTCGATACCGTCTGCGACCTCCTTGCGCGGTGAGACGTGGCACACCACGCCAGCCGGGGACAGCTTCCGGGCAATCTCGATGCGCGAGTTCCCCGAGCCGAGCTCCCGATTCGCCATGTCGTGCGGGAACAGGTGCCCATGCACTGCGTACTTGCGTCGATGCTCGTGATTCCCGCCTGTCGAACCGTCCACCATCGACAGGATCGCCGGCAGCCCGTGGCCGTCCACTTCCAGGTAGTCGATCACGTGGTAAACCTTGCCCTCGGTCTGCACGAACCAGATCGAGGTTGAGTCTCGGATCCCGATGTCCCACCAGCACCACACCCCCTTGTCCGGGTGGTGCGGAACGCTGGTGACTCGCCCTTCCTTCTCGGCTTCGTTCAGTAGGTGCGTGTAGTAGCTGCCCTCGACGGGCGCGGAGAAGTCGCATAGGAACTCCCGCGCATACTCGGCGTCGGTCAGGTCGTGTCGAATCTCGGCAAGCTCTGTCTCGGGAATCACCTCGGTCGCAGTCACCGGAATGGTGAACACCTCGGCGTTGTCCATGTCCTCCAGTTGCCGCACCCGGTCGTGGAAGTGGTCCTGTCCGGCGACCGTCCCGCACACCACGCTCCAGCCCGTGTAATCCGCCAGGCACGGGCGGACCACCTGCGGGAACATGCTCGGGTTCAGCAGGGCAAACTCATCCATCACCGCGCCGTCGAAGTATTGGCCTCTCATGCGCTCGTAGGCGTCGCCGCCCGGATATAAGCAGACTTGCGCGCCGTTCGGCATCGTGGCGCGCAGCTCGGATTCGTTGATATGCACGCCAGGCAACGGCCCGGAGTAGTGCTTGATGTACGCCCATACCGTGTCCTTCGCCTGCGCGTAGCTCGGGCCGATGTAGGCATAGCGCGGCGGCGGCTGCGTCCTCTGGTTCAGCAGTGCGGCCCGCACCAGCTCGTTCGACACTGCGACCGTCTTCCCGGCCCGCCGATGCGCCACGATGCCTCGGTGGCGCTTGTCGCACGCGTGGAACGGCAGGAAGTGATGCCGCGGCGTGTAGTCGATACGAATCTCGGTCACGGCTTGCCCAGGAACTGCTCGGTGTACCGTTGCCAGACCTCGCGCCGCCCGTCGATAGTCGAGTCGAGGCGCGTATGCAGAATCGGAAGCTGCCCCCAGTTCGAACGCTCCCGCGCCACGATGGCCTCACGGCGTTCCTTGACGACATCGCTCCAGAGCTTCATGTTGGCCGACTTCTGCGTGGAGCCCGGCACACCCTGATCTACCGCGAGCACATCACCCGCCGTCGATATCACGCAGCGCATCCGCCCGGCCAGGTGCGCGGCCAACGCCCGGTAGCACACGATGGCGTCACCGTAGGCCTTCATGTCCTCATCCCACAGACCTAGCGCCACGCCGCGCACCGACCACACCCGCGGCATCCACCCGGTGACGTACGGATCTCGATCCCACCCTTCCTCGACGCCCGGCCCTTCCGGCCAGCCGGGCACCGCGGGCTTGCCCCACATACCGCCCGTCTTGCGCGCCGGCACATCGAAGCCGTAGTAGCCAATCAGGTCGGCCGCGCTCGCCCGGATATCGCGCAGAATCTGGCGCGCCGAGTGTGGGTAGAGCACGTCGTCCCCGTCGAGCTGGTACACGTAGTCCGTGTCGCTGGCGAATCGCGCCCAGAGCTTCAACGCCTCTGAACGCCCGCGTGCCGTCGTACCGCCATCGACGCGATACCCCGAGTGCGTCTCAAGGCCACGCCCCGTCCGGTCAATCACGGGCATCACGTTCACGTGAACGTCGCCCATGTCCGCACTTAGAGCCGCCTCGACCGAGACGATCGCGGAATGGACGGCCCGCCTGAACCGCGGTTCGTCGTGATGCCCAAGCACGAGCAGCGTGAGTGAATTCGGGAAGCTCATTCGTTGAACGCCACGGTGACGGTCGGCGCCGGCTCTACCACTTCGGCATCCACCACCGTCTCCGCTTGCGCCTCGATGGCCTTCTGCGCTTCTGGCGACCCCGCCCAACTCACCACCAGGCGCCGTTCCTCATGCGTCTCCAGCTCCATGCGCTCGGTGAACATGCCCAGGTGCTTGCCGCAGAGCTCCAGCGCCTTCACCGGCTGCATCGCGGGATTGTTGCACTGGCCGATCTGCCACAGTCGGGCGAGCACCATGTCCGCCGTGATGTCGATCCGTTCAACCTGCTTGACCTTCCCGGCGTTGATTGCCCGTTGCACTTCGTCATGCTTCAACAACCGCGAGCCTTGCGAGTACGCCGTCTTCTCACTGTACCCGGCACGAATCGCGGCTTGCTTGGCGTTCAGGTCTACCAGGTACTCGCGGCAGAACGCTTCCTGTTGTGGCGTCATGTCATCCTCCTTGCGGCGAGCCTACAACAGGCGCCTCCAGGATTGAAATCCCAAAATCCCCCCCCTAGACCCCCCCAGAATGGGATTTGAATCGGATTCCAATCTTTTCCACACCCCTAAAACTCCATAAAAATCATACACATAATTCAAATCCCAAATC